ATGTTTAAGAAGGCTAAGACTGCGGACGATCATCGCAAAGACGCGGAAAAGGTCGCCGCACGGGCAGACTCGGCCAAACAACAGCTAGCCACGCTGCAAGCGGAGTTGGCAACTATGGAAGCTCGGCAGGCCGCGCTGAGGGAGTCTATTGAGAATGAAAAGCAGGCCAAGGCTGAAATTAGGCAGGGTGTAAAGGCACCCATGGAAACCGTGCCTATGCCCGTTCGGCTGGAGGTAACCCAGGTAAAATTGCTGAAACTGCTAGCGGCACTTGAAGGCACTACGGCTTCGGCGATCATCCGGGATTGTGTCAAAGAGCACTTGGCGATGAAGAAGGCGACAAACCAGACGTTTGCCAACGCTGCGTTGATGGTGCAAGACCAGTAGAAATGTGAACAAGCAAGGGGCTTTTGACCCCTTTTTAAATTTGTTGTTGTAGAAAGAGTTCACAGGTATCATGCGATACACGATGCAGCAATAGCCCTCCGGCAAGGCGACCGGATAGGGTAGCGATCTTTAACAATCCGGCGCGTAGGCCTCCCTAACGGACCCGCCTACCGGCCCCTAATCAGGGACGTGACGTAGTGACCGTATCCGGGTGCTGATTGTGGCTAACCGGCTGGACTAAGAACGGGGTGCACCTACGAAAGAGATTACATAGGCGGTTAAGCAAGGCGATTCTACGAGTCCTGCCTTGCTTAACCGATAACGATTAGTTGTACGTATCGAATATACAATTTTTCAGCGGGGCAGACCATGAATCATTTCGAGCAAGCAGTTGAAGCAATCCGTAAATCGCCCGATTGGGCGTCGATGGACGACTTTGAACCAATCACCGTAGAAGCAATGCAGCGCGACGTAGACGAGCTGGACGCAGAGCTAGACGCCATTGAGGACGACATTGAATACGCCCGTTGCATGGGTGACGAACGCGAAGCACAGGCGTGTGAGGCAACGCGAGCGGCCTTGCTCATCGGCTATGACGAAACCTGGAGGCGGCTTGAAATGTTGCAGGCCGCTGTAGCTGCCGATGCTAGCTCGATCCACTAACCGAGGGAAACACATGAAAATTTCGTCGTCGCGAGCCTGTTCCATCAACCGAGTAATCGAATTACTACCCGCCACATAGGCGATTAGGAATACATATGAACGAGGTGAAAGTTTGCAAAGTGGCGTATAGGAAAGACATCACGGAGGATGATCTAAAGGAAGTACCTGATATCGTCCTGCGTTGGATGGTTCGTCACGCGAAAGGTAATGATTTGGCGGTTGTAGGTGGAGTTATGGCGGATCGCTATTTCGGCCCGCTACCCACGGATGACTGCAAGGACCTTGTGCAGCGGGCGAGAGAAGCTACGTGCGTAGAGGAAATGAGAAGTATCGGCCGCGCGTGGCGTGCGCAGTTGCTGAGACAGTCCTAACTCAACAAAGGAAACTCATGAAGCATTACGCCCTTCTGCTTATCTGTCTCGCCGTGTGGATCGCCAATGTTGCGCTGACGTGGCATCCGGTCCACTTCGTTTAACCGACCGCCCTAGAGGCGATTCCAAGAAGTTTTAGCCGTACAATTGGTCCCTCAACGTACAACGGGGCGGACCAAATGGACATTGCAGCAATAACAGGAGCTTGGCAAGGGATCAAAGCGGCCAAGGAACTGGTAGGCGGATTGATTGACGCCAAAGCCGACGCTGAGGCCAAGAATCGCATATACGAGGCTCAGGCCAAGCTTGGTAATGTACAAGACGCGCTATTTTCCATGCGCGAGGAAATGTTTGCCTTGCAGGACGAAAACAAAACCCTAAGAGCACAAATTGCGGAGTTCGGCGCGTGGGACGCGAAAGCGAAGGAATACGAGTTGACCACGACTCAAGGGGGCGCAGTGGTTTACCGCTTCAAGGGACAGCCGGAACATTACGCATGCCCTAGCTGCTTCCAGTCGAAACAGATTCACATTTTGCAGACGACGCGAAAGATCAGCGGCCATTTCATGTGTACGGGTTGTGACAAAGCATTTCCCGTCAACGCGGCGGAGCCATTGCGCACGCCCCGCTTGTACTAGGCTAGGCGCCAGTCTCTACCCGGCTAATTCACAATGTAAAATACGGGACCGTATAGGAGAGGAGAACCTTTCCCGCGTGGTAGCGTTGCCCGACGAACGCCGTATCCAATTGGATGCGAATTTCACGATACAAAATACTACACATCATAGGAGAAGCCGCCGAACACCCGCGCGCTATGTCCTCCAGTTTCAATTCAATCTAGGCGAACTCTCGTCTATCTCCCGCGCACCCTTCCACATGTCCATTCCCTGAGTGGGCTATCGGTAGGGCGTGCTTTCTGTTGGTCTACCTTTGAGGAATACTACCTATGAATAGAGGTGTTATCCCGTCTAACCCGTATGAGTGCGCCCGCGTCCTCAGTACCAAGGTTAGCCCTGAGTTTCATAAACAGTTGCGCCAGTTCGCGGTTGATCTGGACACTACGGTTAGCGCAGTGATCAAGACCGCCGTTGAACTGTACTTGCGGAAAAACGCCCACTAATGGCGAATAACGCTACTACAGTAAAGCTAACTGCGGACGCGTCCGGGTACACCGTAGAGCTAGACAAAGCACGTAAATCCAATGATGCGCTAATGCGCTCCATTGCGTCCGCAGCGGATACGGTGGCCGCGAAGCAAAAGGCAATCGCGGAGGCTGCGGCTAACGGCTCTGACGCCACAGTCAAAGCTATCATCAACCAAGTGAACTCTATGGCTTACCTCGCCGCAACGGCGGGTAAGACCAAAGATGAATTGGCACAGATGCGTGCGGAAGCTCTAGGCATCGGTGGCGCTACCTCGACGTACGCCAGCCAGATTGCGGACGCGTCAGAAAAGACACACGAGTTCGGCCTTAAGACTTCCGCCGCTCGTAGGGAAATCCTTGTGCTGGGGCATGAGCTTTCACAAGGTAACTACACGCGGTTCGGTGGCTCGCTCATGGTGTTGGGCGAACAGTTCGACGCTATGCGCTACTTGCTGTCGCCGGTGGGTGCTGCATTTATCGCGGCTGGTGGTGCTGCTTACGCGTTCCTAAAGACAGTGCATGATGGGTACGCGGAAATTGACGCTTTCAATAGGGCCATTACGGCTACTAGCGGGTTCGTTGGTCTGTCCGCTGCCCAGATGGCGGAAATGTCGAACGGTCTACAGACCGGCGAGACGAGTCTAAAGAGCGTCCGTGAGGCGATGGCACAGGTGGCTGCTACAGGCGCGTTCACTGCCGATAACCTCGCGCTAGCTACACAGGCTGCTATCGGTATGTCGTCCGATATCGGTATAGGAACCGACAAGGCCGCAGAGTCTTTGGCTAAGATTCAAGATAACGTGATGGGCTGGGTTGCCTCGTACCAGCAACAACATCACACGTTCACCGCTGCGCAAATCGAGGAAATAGCCAACTTCGTGAAGCTGGGTGATACCGTAGGGGCGGTAAAGTTGGTCCTACAAGACCTCTCTAAGTCCCATGCGGCTATTGAGGCGGACGCAAACGCGCATTTGGGTGTGGTTAGCTGGCTATGGGATGCAGCAACGTTCTCTGTGAATAAATACAAGAACGCGATAATGAGTATCGGTGTTCCTGATAGCATCGATAAGCAGGTAGGAGACCAGTACGCCAAGGTAGAGGCCGCACAGCGTAACTACGATTTGTCTAAAGGCGGCGCACAGTTCAGCGCGGACCAGGCAAAGCAGGCCCTGGATATTGAGGTGCAAAAACTCAATGTCTTACGAGACCAACAAAGCGTAGTAAATAAGGCCCAACGTCAGAGAGAACAGGACGCCAGAAGCGGCGACGCTAAGGTAGCCGTAAATAGCTATCTCACTTCCGATAAGTACGCTAGTCCCTCGCAGAAGCAAGCGAACGAGCTACAGGCGGAAAACGAGGCATTCAGTAAGGCTACGGCCAACCTCAATAAAAACTCCGCTGATTACCAAGCTGCGCTGAAACGACACTACGACAACGTAGAGCAGATTCAGGCTGAGTACGCAAAGAGAACCAGACCTAAAAGCAACTCAGAGGCGTATCACGGCCAGTTAGCGGAAATGACCGCCGCTACCCAACTTATCACAGCGGAGGAAAAGCGGCACGAGACCCAGCTTAAGGCGCAACGCGACGCGGGTCTAATCGACTCGGAAACGTACCTACAGCAGATTGCTGCTACGCAAGAGAAAGCATTAGACCAAGAGATTACCAACGCACAAAAACGGGTTGACATTGCGCGAGCTAAGCCGGAATCCGCTGCTTATCAGGAAGCTCTTAAGGACCTTCAAAACCTACAGGCGCAACGCTTGCAGGTTGAGCAGACGCTTACGGACTCTCTGGCGAAGGTACAGGCGAACCGGGCGGCAGACGTTCGCAAGTACGGTCAGCAGCAAGCGGGCTCGTTAGCAACGCAGCAAGCGGGGTACGCGGATGCCGACAGTATGCGGTTTGCGACGGAGCAAATGAGAGCGGAAATGGAGGCCCGCGCACAACTCGTAGCACAGTATGACAAGCAGGTAGCGACCCTTGCGGAGCAGTACGACAGTCCCACAGCGGACCAAAAAGCGTACAAGGAGAAACTTGCCGAGGCTAGCTCGTATTTCGACCTGCGTCTAACGGCTCTCCATGACCATCTAGCCCAGGAGCAGGCTGTACGAGAAAGTTACGCCGATCAAATGCACTTGGCTTTCGTTAAGCTGGGCGGAGACGGGCAAACAAATGCGCAGCTTGCGTCAACGGCATTTACCACTGCGTGGGAGGACTCCTCTAACGCACTAGACCGCTACCTCACGACAGGCCAAGGAAACTTCAGCCAGTTCACGGCCAGCATTTTGGCGGACCTCGCAAAGATCGCACTGCACCAGGAGGAAATGCAGCTATTCCAATTCGGGGCGTCCTTCTTTAACGCAGGCGGTCCCGTGGGTCATTACGCGGACGGGGGCGCTATCTACGGTGCTGGTACGGGTACGTCTGACTCTATCCCAGCCATGCTGAGTAACGGGGAATATATCGTCAACGCCGCCTCCACCAAGAAGTACAGGAGCCTCCTGGACAGCATCAATAACGGGCGTATGGCCCACTTCGCAACGGGCGGCGCTGTAGGAAGCGTATCCGGTTCTAGCGGCGGTAGCGTCACTAATCAAACGTCCCTGAGTCTTCATCTTAATGGTGGCTCGCTCACACCGGATGACCTAGCCGCCATTGCCCCGCAACTACAGGCAATTATCGATAAGCGCATTAACCAGCGGATGCGAGGACAGGGCGGTTTTGCGTATCAAATTAAACACGGTCAAGTTTAATGAGCGGCTTGCAAATTTGGAGCGGGTCCGGATTCTTGATGCTGGATACGTCCGATAGGTGTGGTCGAATTAAAGGTATTACTCGCGTAGATGGATTCGCTGCGGGCGTCTCCGCTGACTTGAGCGACGGCACTCCGTTTTGGTCTTTCCAGCCTGACTTTCTGTTCGCGCATATCAGCTATCAAACACCGCCGCCTATCATAACTATCACGTCTAGCGGTGTGTCATGGACGTACAGCAGTACGGCAGGCATGAATCACCCTAACCCTATTAAGGGGACGTTGATTTTCGGCGTGTACTAGGTGGCTGTAACGTAGGCCGGTCCATCCGTCTTGATCGCGCGGGCCGGTCGGTATCTAGCACTATCAAACCAATCTTAATATATTAAGGAATACATTGGAAAAATCATTCTCCACTTTGGAGATTAAGGCGCTGCACGAAGAACGGCGCGAGATTGAGGGCATTGCATCCACTCCTACGGTGGACCGTGTAGGGGACATTGTGGAACCCGCTGGGTTGTCGTTCTCGAAGGAAGCGCCGCTTCTTCTTAATCACGACCATTCCCAGCCCGTAGGCACAGTGACGTTTAGCCAACCCACGGCAAAGGGCCTCCCGTTCAAAGCCAAGATTGCGAAGGTTAGCGAGCCCGGTAAGGTAAAGGATCGCACTGACGAAGCCTGGCATAGCGTAAAGAACGGGCTTATCAAGGGCGTATCGATTGGGTTCATCCCGCAGGAATCCAAGCCTTTGAGCAATGGAGGTACAAGATTCACCAAAGCGGACGTGCATGAGCTTTCACTGACAGCCATCCCGTGCAACCCGGAAGCCGTCATTACCGCATTCAAGAGCGTTCAGGGTACGGCAATGCCGGTCCCTGAATGGCTTGCAAAGTCTGGGCTTCCACAGACAGTCATTGACAAGTATATGCAAACGCAGATCAGCGGGGCGAAGCTCTCAACGGCAGAAACCAGCGATGCGCTCGCGCCGCGTAGTTATATGTCGGCAACTGATGTAACTCCCCTCCCTAAGACGCCTACACAAAAGGACAGCAACACGATGCACGCAAACAACTCTAACGCAAACTATTTTATCCGCTCGGTTATCGCTAAGGCTGCCGTAGGCGCGGGAGGCGCAGCAGCAGCAGCGGGCTACGCTACTAGCCGCTGGGGCGCTCTCTCCGATACGACCAAAGTTGTTAAAGCGCTCGTCGCGCCGCTCACAGCGGGTGCGGACGCCTCTGGCGCGCTTACCTTGGGCGATCTGAGCCGACAGCAATTTGTCCAATCGGTATTCAGTAGGTCGATCCTCGGACAACTTGAGGGGCTGGTGCGCGTTCCAGCAATTACAAGAATTAATACGGAGGAAACGCCTGCGGCTGCCGCGTTCTTCGGAGAGGGTGCGGGGTGTCCGGTAGCTCAAGGGAGCATCGGCGTCCAACTGGTGGATAAACGTGCCGTAGGTGTCATTTCGGTGCTGTCACAAGAGCTTTTGAGGGCGACCGACGACGCAGCAGAAGCTACCATTTCGGCAATCCTACAAAGAGCCTTGAGCCGGGGATTGGATAACGCTCTTGTGGGAAGCCAGGTGCGCGACAACGTATATCCCGCAGGTTTGGCGTCCGTCGCGACGCAAGCGGGCAGTTTCAGCGCAGGGATCGAAGCCTTTACGGGTGATCTTACCGTGGCTAGCGTCCTTGTGAATCCTTTGACCGCCGTAACGCTACGTAGCCCCACCGAGACCCAAATCACAGCAAAGGGCGGTATTTATGGTGGTCTCCCAGCCATCGGCTCCTATGCCGTCCCAGCTAATAAATTGTTCATCGTGGACGCCACTCGTATTCTTGCCTATATCGGACTGGCTGTGGTCGAGGCATCGGAACACGGAAGCGTGTACGGAGCAAACGAGACTGTCCCCGTAAATATGTTCCAAACTAGTCAAGTGGCCCTCCGCGCCGGTCTGTATGCAGATTGGGAGTTTGTCCCAGGTGCGGCGGTTGAGGTCAGCTTGACGGCGTAAGACAGTAGCAGTTAGCAAGTACAGGCGGCGTATAGCCGCCTACTAATTAAGGATACCGAATGGATAGTTTTAATCTCGTAATTCACGAACGCGCAACAGAGGAAGAACTAAAATCGATCATTGCGGGTACGGAGGCAAGCAACACCAACATGCGCAAGGTCATCGCCCAGAACGAGCAAATTCGCGATATGGCGAAGCTGCGTTTGATCGCCCTTGAACTCGCAGAGGATCGCGAGTGAGTGTAATGCGTCCCGGTTCATGGCATCCGAGGGTAGTCCATACCCCACGCGGCACCATGCAACAGAATAAGGCCGCTCGCGAACGTAGCGTAGCCGCGCGTGCGTTGCTGGCGCGGGTCCAACCCAAGGCAGGGAGCGCACAGTGAGCCGTAGAGACCTTCTCACCGCATGTCAGCGGCTCCATATCCGCACCGATGCTGTATCCCAAGGTAAGCGCGGCAGCAAGGATAACAACTGGCTACGCACTGACCTTATCGAGCGGACTTACGGGCCGGGGCTGCATTGGAAATGGGAATCGGCAGCGGAGGCCGACCACGCATGCGTCAGGGCTGTTGATTGTTATTTGGGCGGGTTCGGCTACCTGCTTTCTATGGTACAGAACAGCCTGCGGCACGGTAACGAGGAACTAGCGGAGTACAAGCGCCTACGAGCCTTGAAGCGGCGTAGACCGGATGACGAAGCGCGGTTACTGCGTAGCGCGGGTCAATGGTTCGAAATAGCAGGAATTTCACATGATATGTACGATATCGAACGTGCTATTCCTGCACGACCAAGACAGGGCGAGCGTATCGCCTATAACCAAAAGGAAAACGTATGACAGACGCAAATAAAGAAGCGGCCCGAGAGCGGCACCATACCGCAATTGCTCGCCTTCATGAGGTGCTGGACAAGGTAGATGAAGTAAGCGCAGATCTTCGAAAAGAGGTGGAGGACGCTTATAGCGAATGGTACGAATCAGGAAAGGCAATCGTTGACGCGCGGTGAGCGTAACGTAGCCTGGATTGAGCGTTATTGCCGTGTTCCCTCCGGCCCTAAAGGGCTGGTAGGACAGCCCCTGCGGCTTGCGCCATTCCAACGCAAATGGTTGTTAGAGATTTTTGATAACCCCGCTGGCACACGCCGTGGCTACCTCTCGGTGGGCCGGAAGTCCGGTAAATCGATGCTGGCGGCTTGCGTAGTCCTGCTGTACCTCTGCGGACCAGAAGCACGGCGCAATGCGCAAATCGTATCTGGAGCGAACTCGAAAGACCAGGCCAAGCTAATCTACAAAGCGCTCGCGCAGATCGTCGCATTGTCCCCTGTTCTGAGGAAGCGTGTGCGTTGTACTGAGCATAACGGTACGGCGCGCTGTGAGGCGACGGGGAGCACCTATGTCCCGCTGGCCGCTGACGGCAAAACAGCAATGGGCCTCTCTCCCGTTTTGGCGATCTTGGACGAAGTGGGGCAGATCGTAGAGCCAGAAAGTCTGTTCGTGGACTCGATCACGACCTCTCAGCTAGCGTTCGGCAGCGATGCTTTGTTGCTGGCTATCTCTACGCAGGCCCCGTTAGATAGCTCGTTACTGTCCCTGTGGCTTGATGACGCTGCTACTAGTGCGGACCCCACGATTGTTTCGCATCTTTACACGGCCCCGCCTGATTGTGAGGTGGACGACGAGGCGGCGCTAATCGCCGCTAATCCGGGGTTAGGCTACTTCCTCGACATCGACACGCTGAAGAAGGAGGCCGCAGCCGCAAAGCGCGGGATGAACGCCAACGCCTTCCGTAATCTCCACTTGAACCAGCGGGTGGACATGACGGACTCGTGGCTCTCGGAGGACGTATGGCGGGAAACTTTCGGGGATTTGGTCCCGTGGACAGACTGCCAGTACGTTACTGCGGGGCTGGACTTGTCAGAATCGCAGGACTTGACAGCGCTCACCTTGGCGGGTGTGAGACCGGATGCAGCCTGGCAGATCGAGTCGTTCTGCTGGAAGCCGCTGGAGACGCTGGCGGAGCATTCGCAGCGGGATAAACGGGACTATAGCGGCTGGGCTGCGGACGGCATTCTCCGCACGACTCCAGGCAAGACGATTGACTTTGCGCACCTTGCCCAGGACGCAGTAGAGATTATCCGCACGAAAGGCGTAAAGCGCGTCTATTACGACCCAGCTATGTCTAGTCGATTCCTGTCTGAGTATAAGGTTGCAGGCGGGGACGTTTCGATTATGGAGCCGATTAAACAAACTATCGTGCAACTCACTGAGCCGACAAAGGCACTACGGGATAAGCTCGTAGCGGGCGAATGCTGGCACTGTACTGCCGATAAGCCGCTCACTATGGCCGCGCTGAATGCGAAGGAATACACGGACGTTAATCTTAACTCCCGTCTTTCAAAAAAAAGGGCTATCGGGCGCATTGATCCTATTGCGGCGGGGGTTAATGCCGTTCATGGTCTAGTAAATTTCAAACCGGCTCGTGAATATCAGTTTATGATCCTTTGAGGAGTAAATGACACAAATTAAGAAACGTAGGACTAAAGCAGAATTGGCATTGGCGAGACTACCTAAACCTCTTGCTCCACTATCACAAGCAGCACAAGCATACTGGCCTGTCATTATGGCAGAGCGTGCCTCCTCTGATTGGAATACAAGCGACTTACAGCTTGCCGGGAAACTTTGCGAGACGCTAGTAATACACACGCGGGCCATTAATGCTCTGTCCGAACAGGATTTGGTTTATGAGACGGCATCAGGGCAAACCAAGCCTAATCCATTAGTCGCGATGGTTACGCAGCTAGCGGGCGATGTGCGGGCGTGGTATCGCGCGTTAGGGCTGAGGAATCAAAGACGGGCTGGCGTATTGGCGGAGCGTGCTGGAGCAGAGACCGACGAGCTAGAAAACGAAGCCGACTTTCCGGTATTCGTTGGCGGTAGCCGTGAAGTCCGCTAATGCTTAAGCCGCGTAACGAAACGGAGTTAGCCTCTTGGCGGGGCGGCTCCGGCTTATATAACGGCCAATGGTCTAGTTTTCGTGATCGCTGGATCAGAGCGTTTCCGGTATGTGCCGTGTGCCTTTTAACCAAAAATAGACCCGTTTCGACCGTATTTTGTGACCATTTACGTGCCCATAAGGGTGATTTAACCCTGTTCGGGAGCCGTTTAACGTGGCCTGATATGGCTAATTGCACGGACCCGGATAATGTTTTAAGTCCGATGTGCCGAAATTGTCACGGTACAAAGAGTGGTGCTGAGAGGCTTGGGTTCTCCTGTAAAGCCAATGGACGGCCATTAAGCGGACAAGGAGCAAGCCTGCAAGCCTTATGGGACTTGGGTTACGACGAATTTGAAATGCCTGTAAGAGCCACGGATTATGTGGCGTTCCTGAAGGGTCGGTATAGAGAATTGACAGGATCGGACGGAGTTTGAGTAAAAGACAGATTATCGACAGCCCTAGCCGAAAAATTTGCCAAAATTCCGCAGATCGCACTTTCGGGCATCGGACCAGTCGGTAGACCGGCTTTGACCTCCACATTTCAACATACCCCCCCGGTTATAGGTGGTCATACTGTCTAATTTGCCTATATTTTGAGCAATCGGACGATTATGTAATGAATGTGAAAGATAGTCCGGGTAGGTGGTGGTGACAATCTGGCACATATGCCGGGTTTCGTGGGGGTAAAACCAATCTCATCAAGAGGACAGTGTATTGACAGGTACACCAAGTAGAACGGATTGGGTCGTGATGGCGGCTAAGACCGTGATCGCACCAGCAGCAGAGAAGGCGGAAGCGTTGGCAGCTAAAGCCGGAGTATGTGTAACTGTTAAGACCGGCGTGTATGTCGAGGACGGTTCAAAGTATTGGGCCAGCAAGCTTGCAGAGATGTTGTGCGCTGACCCGGAGCTAGCGAAACGCAACCGTCAAGGTATAGCCGACATGATTGCTGGTGCATTAGAGCTAGACCGCTTCGACGCTACACGATTGTCCAAGCCGTTATCAACCGACCAGCTAATGCGTGTATCAGCTATCTTGGTCAAGCATGGATACGATACTTCTACATTGAAAACGGGGTTGAACATTCGAGACATTGTTAAAGGTAACGTCAGGTATGGGGCCGCTAAGCCTACGACTGTTACCACTAAGTTCTACGCCGATCATATCGAGCTAGACGGGGTGTCTTTCCAGTACCGGCAAAGGGAACGCACGCCAATGGGAAAACCAGAGAATGATTTCTGTATTCGGATTGCTGGCGTTGATGTCCCATTAATGGCCGTGCTTAAGATTAGGAATATCGGTCTCAATGAATTCCGGTCAGCAGACGAGCAAGCGCGTGCATCCGCAGACGTTATCCAGAAACAGAATCGGGAGAGGTTGGACCGTGAGTATGTACCGCCTGTACAGTTGGGTAGGCTGTACGACGAGCTACAACGGGCTACGCGAGAGACGGATAAGGCACGACGAGAGGATAAGATTAAATACGTTGATATTTGGTCTTATTCAGGAGGACGGCTGTACGGGCAATGTAAAGGAATATGACCAATTGGTCACAACTTGGCGTGTTAGCGAGGCGGTATCTTCGAGGCTGGAAAGTAACTCTAGGAAGTTGGCATTCTTGAGCGAACTTTGAGCGCTTAGTGTGTTGCGTGACTTGCTTCGATTTCCTCTGAAAGTGCTGCATAAAACTCTGCGGGACCTGTGCTTATCTGTCTAGCTAGTTCGGTGGCCCGCTCTTTCGATAAATTAACATTGAATCGCATCATCTCTCGTGTTAATATGAGGTAATTTTCCAATTTCTGCTCTGCCTCAGTTAATCCTAGTATCTTAAGAGTCATTCTTGCGCGTCTTATGGATTGATTTTTGCTGTAAGCATTCAATTTTGCCTCGTCAAAATCAACTGCTAACTTAAATCCTTGAATTTTATTGCTAACTGTTGTCGCGTAAATCCCCAGAATATGCTCGAATTCTGTAACGTCGGTGGCAGTTTGGATGATTAAATCGAATCGTCGCTTTGATAATTCCTTTTTATATTCATATCGATGATTGATTTTGGTCAAAAAATATGTAGATATGGCGCCAATAGAGGCACCTACTATAGTTCCAAGAACCGGGAAGCCGATTTTTACAGAATCCGATAATAATTGTATTTCTTGTGGTGTCATCATATTTTAAATTTTTAATGTGTATCGTGTTCGCTCAACACTCCAGCCTTTCTAAGACGCCGCAAGGCATCATCGACGGCGCGTTCTAGTCTTTTATGGCTGTCCTGCAAGATAGTGGCATAATCTACAAGCCCTTGATGGAGAGACTTCAACACTTGCTTGTTTGCATCGGTGGGTGCTTGACTTGTTATAAGCAAAGCCTGTTGATGTTTTTCGATGAAATTATTGTTTAACCGAAACGAATCGATTAGTGCCTTTGCGTAAGTGTATGTCTGGATGAGCGATTTTCGCAAATCGTTATCCTTGATGTGGCCGATAAATACAGCATTGCTATGATAAACAGCGAAATATTCCGAGGAGACGGGCCAGAAATACAAAAATGCCTGACCTTGCGGAAGGGAGGCAATGCGAATTCCAATCGACGTTTTGTACACCTCGGAAACCGTCTCAAGTTCATCGTGTAATGCCTGAAGGATGGTCCGATGATGGTTTGCTTCCCTGCGCTTTTGCTCAGCAGTACCGGCGGCAAGTTGTTGCTTCACGCCAACGAGCGTGCATAGGCCACCGATTACGGCACCGGCCAAACCAGTAATTACCGATATCCATTCGCTCGACATTTACAACCCCCGAAAAATTCTTTGTTAGCTATCTGTTATTGGCGCAGTGCTTATTTTGTTGCGTTACCACCGCCGCTAATATGGTAGCGCGGGTTTGCGGGGCGGTGCTGATTTTGTTGCCTATTTTAATCGTGACGCGGCGCGGGCGTTACCTCTGGGATACCGTGTTGCCGGGCTTGCCACAAGTCGTAGTTGCTTTGTTCAGCTAGCCACAAGTCGGCACGGCCCCCGCGCTCGACACCTAGCCATGCCTCCAGACGGAGGGCCATTTCAGGAGAGATAGCGGCGCGCTCATTCAGGACGCGCGACAGGGCTACCCGGCTTACTCCGAGCTGGGCGGCGGCTTCTGTGACTGTCAGACCCAACGCCGGAAGGATGTCCTCCCGGAGCGAGGCCCCAGGATGCGACGGATTGTGCATTCGGGACATAAAACCTCCTAGTGATAATCTTGGTGATTCTATGGTCTGGAGCTACCAATGAACACCGCATTTCTACTCATGGCCCAATTTGGGGCACGTGCTGTGATACCGATTGAGGAGGTCAGGCGTGAGTACTTCCCGCACTTGGAGCCGGATAACTTGACTCGGAAAATCAATAGCGGTGAGATATCGCTACCTGTAGTGCGAGCCGATAGAAGTAAGAAAACCGCGAGAGGCGTTCACCTACAAGACTTGGCAGAGTACATAGACGCGCAACGCGCGACGGCGGTGAAGGAACGGGACCAGCTTTGCGGGCGGGTAGTGAAGGCAACGGCGCGTTGACAGCTCCAATGCTTGAGCGCATTTTCAGAGTACATTTGTGCTATGTTTGCGAAGCGTCTGGCGCGGGCGTTGTTTAAAGTATTAAACGCGTGAGTTAGTTAAATTGCTCACACGGATGTATGTCGCTCCAAGACGGGGGGAATGCTTGAATAATATGATAATCTTAGCCCGCTGAACTATACGGGGATGGGTATTGAAGTAATGAAAATTAAGACTGGCGTGCGGCAAGATGCTGAGCTTATTAATGTTATTTTGAAGCGATGCAGTGAAAGCTCGCGAGTATCACGGGATTTTTTGTCGTTGCAGATAAAGAGCGCGGCTAGTATTTTGGATGGTCGTCCGCTTACAGATGAGCGTACCTACGACGAAAAAGTTAGGTCAAGGCGATTTAATATGTTCTGTGATTTGATTGTGGGTTATCTCTTGCTGATGCGCATGATAACCACCGTTACGGAAATGTTGGATAATTGCGGTCACCCTACCGATTTCTACTTTTTGAGAATAACAAACATCGGCCGTATTTTCTTAAAGCTCCCGTCCTGGTTGCAGATTGCTTTGTTTTACGCCTCGGTGCGCGTTATTTCTACTTATGCCACACTCAAGCGGTATAAGTGGGTCGCAGGGGCGGTTTCTGTTGCCTCGACGGTCATGAAGTGGACCAGTGCCCACAGCTTGTCAGCTATGGCGGTGTCTCTATCATTGCTGCTGGGCATTGCTGCCGCTTTGATTTGGGGTTGGTTAGGGCAAGTGCTAGGGTCGCCGATAAGTCCGATCGGCGGGGACGACGACCCTATTGTGTAGCCGCGCCGTCGCAGTGCCCGTGGCATGGGCGCGAGGTATTCGGGGTGTTGGCCGGACTTACTACTTGGGAGCAACAGAATGAAAACCGTCTCGATAACGATTGATTCTGGTGATAGGCTGAAATTTGATCGGGTCCTAGGCGAATGCGCCACCGCAGCGCATGTACGGAAGCCGAACGAACTGGCGCATGCTGATATTCTGCCCGTATGGTCCACAGTCGGAAACGCAACTGTCTACCGGCGTATGCCGGAGGGGTTCGTTAATGATTTCCTTTCAGGTGCCCTGGAAAAGAACGGCATTCCTTTTACGGTTGGTGACTAGCTGCGGTTAGGTGTTGTATGCATAAGTCCGACACCTTCTGACAAAGGAACACGTATGCGCCACCCGCTAGATACCGATGCAATCTACCAAGACGTATTTTTGCTTTTGCACTTGGTGTACGGCGCAGCGGAATACTCCGAACTTCACGACACTTTCTCCACTCATGCCGCCAGTCCCATTGAAGGCAATCAATACTGGTCCCGAGTTCAGCGGCAAGTAAGCGAACTGTTGGTGAGCGTGGCAATTAAATCACGAATCATATTTGATGACGAGGACCGTGGAGGACTATCTGTCAGACCCAATGATAAGATGCTGGGTTATTTTGTGACGGACAACGATGATATCGATCCAAGCAAACCATTTTCGCTTCGAGATGCTTGTAACAAAATATTACATGCAGCCTCCGTTGAGTTTCAGCATAACGGCTTCGACAAAGGAAAACACTGGAATGGCATAGTGATACTTGCCGGCAAGCAAAGCGGGAAACCATGGAGAGTTTGCTTGTACGTGAATACCTTTGCCGCCTATCTTGCCGTGGTTCTAGAAGGGATAAGCAGCGCCGGAGGACAAGAGCCCATTTAGTGTACGTGTTCTTGACAAAGAGGTTGATACATATAGTTTGCGTTCCAAATTAACAGGTTGCAGACATAGTGACCGGCTAGCTACACTCCGTCTTTTTGACCAAGGACGGCACGATGAACACAGCGTTTATCTTGATGGCGCAGTTCGGACCACGGGTAGCAATACCCATAGAGGACGTTAGACGAGCGTACTTCTCTCACATTGATATGGACAAGTTTCTACGCAAGATATCGAGTGGAGATATTCCGTTACCCGTTACACGCGCAGAGAAAAGCCAGAAAGCCGCCAAATTTATCAGCATGATGGACCTAGCTGTCTACCTTGACACGCAGATGGCGGCGGGACGAAAGGAGTACGAGCAATTGAAGGCGGCGGCGGGTAGTGGACGGGATGCAAATCAGCGGTTTGCGGATTTGATGTTTAACCGAGGCTGAAGCGATGAATACTGTTTTCTTCCTCATGGCCCAATTTGGACCGCGCGCAATCATTCCGATTGACGAGGTATGCCAGGAATATTTCTCGCATCTTGAGACAGAAAAGCTACTGGCCAAGATTACGAGAGGCGAGATACCGCTACCGGTTGTGCGGACAGATAAGAGCCAGAGAACCGCCAAAGGCGTCTATGTACAAGACCTAGCAGATTTCATAGATGTTCAGCGAGCAGCAGCGGTAAAGGAACGCAATCAGCTTTGTGGCCTCAAGTGACCTAGCGGGAGTTGTGGGATCGGTTCGGATTGCCGGTTCTGGTGCCTATAAGCAGACTCGAACCGGCAACCTGTAGAAGTCAACCTAGCCTAATTTCTTCGCTACGTCCTCGGCCCGTAGGTGTGTGTACCGCTTGAGCATTTGCATAGTCTGGTGGCCTGAAACAGCAGCTACCTCCATGATGTTTAAACCGCGTTCGACAAGCCTGCTAATCGCCTCATGTCGTAGATCATGGAAATGAAGGTCATGGAGCTTGACGCGCACGACGAGGCGCACAAACGCGTGCTTGACGCTGTACGTACTAAATCCCTGAAACACCCGCTCGGTGTCGTTGGGTAGCGCTCTTAGTATTTCCACGGCTCTGGTCGATAGCGGAACCACGCGGGAGCGTCCGTTCTTCGTGATAGGTAAGCGGGCGGTGCGCCGAGTAAGGTCAACGTTACGCCACTCCAGCGAGACTATCTCCCCCTGTCGCATGGCTGTCTCAAGCGCAAACGCGATAGCAGGGCGTAGGTACGGATTCCGCGCCTTCCTGCACCCTTCGTATAGCAATGCCTCCTCGGTCGCGCTCACGCGCCTCTCACGGTGCGGGCGCTCCTTTGGCTTGGCGACTCTCGACAGCGGACACTCCCGCAATTCAATACCCCACTCGTTACGGGCGCGTTTGATTGCACCTCGGAGAATGCCCATTTCCCGCAAAACGCTACCCGGCGAAACGGTGCGCAGCCGGTCGTCTCGCCAGTGGGCGATGATTCCCGGCGTCAGTTCGGCCATTGTGCATTCGCTCATAGGCTCCCGTAGAAGCTGGCTGATGCGTTGTGTCTCGTGTTTGGCCCCTCGGTGGGTAGGGACTACCTCGTCCCGGTAGCGTGCCAGAATGTCGGCCAGCGTAGTCTGCTCCGCACGGTTATTTGTCGGATGCACAGCTATGTCCATGTCCGCCTCAATGCGCCTAGCCCATTCTTGGGCCTGTACCTTGGTCGGGAAGGTCATGGTCCTAAGCGGGAAGCCTTTGCGCCTAACCTTTGCCTGCCAAGTGGGCTTACCGGATTTGTCTGTGTATCTGCTGATAGTAGCCATGTCAGTGTCCAAAATTTGTCCAAAAGGGATCAAAGACACTGCGATGGAAAGCGGGGAAAGCGGCTGCGCGCTAGCGTGGACGCGGCTCTCCGGTGGAGAGCCTGAATGTTTCAGTGGCGAGCGGTGTGTGTTTGTTCGAGGCCGTGCGGCAGCGGGCGGTGAAGAAGTAATTCGTCTCTGACGGCGGTGGCTTGCGCCCGGAGCACGGTGGTGTTTCCGGGCGGCGATGGATGGCGTGGCGAGTGATTGGCTATTCGATCAGGAGGCGCTTTAACTCGGCAAGGAAGGAGGTCGTTGTGTGGCCCCACAATTTCGGATCAAAACCTGAGCCGTAGTCTTTTTCAAATTCGGAATCGAGATCATTCGGGTGTTCGTTTATGAATGAATTTATTTCATTGATCAGCTCGTGATGATATTCACGAGAGGCGTCTTGCTTATAGCCGGCGACGATTTCCGGAATCGTGTTGCCGAACAGGTCGAAATCCTGGCCGAAATATGCGCCGCAAACCAGGTCCATCTGTGGGTAGTTATTCGATGGCATCAAGATCGCTCGATAGTTTTCGTTGTTGTGCTATAAATTAACCGTTTTTCAAAAGCTCCTTTAATTTTTCAAAAAACTGGAAGGTTGTGTATCCCCATAAAATCGGATTGAAATCGAATCCATAAGCGTCGTAGAATATTTTATCGAGTTCTCCGCCAGCCTCCTTTTTGATTTTTTCTATTTCTGCCAACGTCTGTTGAATTTCCTCAAATGAACTGTCCCTCGTGAAACAGGAGACAACTTCCTCAAGAGTTTCGCCCCAAAGATCAGCGTCCTGGTTGAGATATGCCCCAAACAGGGTGTGGAATTGAGGGTATGATTTTTCATCGATCATTCTGTTGATACGGCATCTGGACGATATGCAAATATCATAGTATTCCATTTCAACAAGGGGTCACTGTTATCGATATGGTGTGTTGTCGTATTTTTTGTCAATTTTCTGCGCACTTATTCGTTCAAAAGGCGTTTCAAATCACCAAGGAAAGAAGCGGCTGTGTGACCCCATAAATTCGGATTAAAGCTTGAGCCGTAGTTTTTTTTAAATGCAGAGCCGAGGTCGGTGGGATGTTCCTTCATGAATAGGTCTATTTCATTGATCAATTCATGTTGAAATTCACGGGGACTGTCTTTCCTGTAGCGTGAAACAATTTCTGGAATCGTGTTGCCGAACAAATCGAAATCCTCGCCAAAGTACGCGTTAAAAATGAGGCTCATCTGTGAGTGGCTATTCGACATTATTTATCGTCCAATTAATTCGTCGCCGATGACGGAGGCTTGCGCCCGGAGCGCGATGGTGTTTCCGGGCCGAGATGGATGGTGTGGCGAGTGATCGACTATTCGATCAGGAGACGCTTTAACTCTGCAAGGAAAGAGGCGATTGTGTGGCCCCACAATTTCGGATAAAAACCCGAGTTGTAGTCTCTTTCAAATGCGGAATCGAGATCGCCCGGATGTTCGTTCATGAACGAATCTATTTCATTGATAAGTTCTTGACGGTATTCCCGAGGGGCATCGCGCTTATAGCAGGCGACGATTTCAGGAATCGTATTGCCCGAAAGATCAAAGTCCTGATTAAAATATGCACCAAAAAGCTCGTACATTCGGAGGCGTCGATCCGACAGCATGTTTGACCTTTAACCAATATAGGCGGTGAAAATATAATAAGGCATATTGTTGTAGGTCTGATATTTCAAGACCACCGTAACTTCATTCATTCTCGTTAGTTTTCCAGTACTTCTTGTCACGCCGTACCCGACATCCCCGCCGACGTGCTTGATCAGGGTAAGGGGAATATGGTTGGACGTGGATTGAGCCCAAGCTCGGATTTCCATCGCATTGGAAAGCATGACATCTGATATAGCCCTTTCCGCGGCTTGAATGTTATGAAACGATGCCCTTTCCTGGTTCCAATCTAAGCCTCTCCCGCAACTGCGCCTCAGTCCTCCCAACATGCTTCAGTATCGTATGCCCACCAATCCGGCTGCCAGCTTCCGCCTCGTGCGCTTTCAGGCTGATGTGCCCCATCGTGATCCGCGCGGCGCGCGCAGCCTTGACCGAGCCGGCGAAGCCGAACGGCACGGCGATATCGAGCGACAGGCCGATCCGATTCGCCAGGTCGGGGCTGGCTCTCAGCGCCTCGGCGAGTCGTGCCGAGCCTTGCTGGGTCAGCGTGGTGATATCGACGCCCGTCGCGATCTGACGCAGACCAGCCGCCGCCGTGTCCGAGCCATGAACGCCGAACACGACGCATCCGGCCTTGCTTGCCATCGTGGGCTCCGGCAGCACACATAGGGCTGCGGCCCCAACCATCTCCAGGACGCCGGCGGCGACCTGCACGCCGCCCCACAGCCGGTTGGTCGACATCTCCGTGTGGTTGATCGACTCGCGGGTCAGTACCGCGGCCAGTTGCGGCGCACTGAGCACCACGCGTACGCCATCCAGATCACGCTCCTGTGGCATTCGAAAGTCCTATGTCGTTTAATGGACCTTCGAAGCTAGCAAACGACCACCGCACTATGGAATGGGCGAAGGATGATTCTGCGCTTTCATTGCGCTATGTCGTATGCGCCGAAAGGCCGGGTTCGATGCGCGGCTTACCGGCTACGCAATCCAATCACCCGTGCACGACTCCGGTAAACTAGCGCTTTTTCACGCTTTCTCCGCCTCCCCATGACTCAAGACGAACTCAAACAACTGGTCGGTCAGGCTGCCGCCGACTATGTGAACGCGAACGTGCCGCAAGGCTCGGTGATCGGCGTTGGCACCGGCTCCACCGCGAACTGCTTTATCGAGGCGCTGGCGGCCAGCAAGTCCCGTTATCGCGGCGCGGTGTCGAGTTCGCTCGCCACTACCGCGCGGCTGCAATCGCACGGCTTCAAGGTGCTCGACCTCAACGAAATCGACTCGCTGCCGGTCTATGTCGACGGCGCCGACGAAATCGATCGCAGCGGCGCGATGATCAAGGGCGGTGGCGGCGCGCTCACACGCGAGAAGATCGTCGCATCGGTGTCGGATGTGTTCGTCTGCATCGCGGACGCAAGCAAGCTCGTCGATACGCTCGGCAACTTCCCGCTGCCGATCGAAGTCGTGCCGATGGCGCGTACCGCGATCGGCCGCCGCGTGACGGCAATCGGCGGCGTGCCCGTGGTGCGCGTGACGAAGGAAGGCGTGCCGTTCATCACCGATAACGGCAACGAAATCATCGACGTGAAAGGACTCAGCATCAGCGAACCGCGCACGCTCGAGGCAAACATCAACGCATGGCCGGGCGTCGTAACGGTTGGGCTCTTCGCGGGCCGTGGCGCGAACCTGTGCCTGCTCGGCGCGGACACCGGCGTGCAGACGATCTCGTACGGCCAGAACTAGGCGGCGCATCTAACCCATGCCGCGCTTATAGTGCGTGGGCCGTCGTCGATGGTCTCACGCACTCTGTTTTCATCCGCTTCGCAATACCCCCTTCCGCTACACACGGCGAGTTTGATCGCCGGCGTCATCCGTTGCAAATACCTCTGTATCGAAGGCTCCGTACGCGTATCGCCGAGCGCCTGTGCCGATAGCCGCGCATCGTCGATCACCGGCATCCGCGCGCCGAGCGTTCCGACACGCGTTGCGAACAGGCCGTCGAAAAACAGCAGGGCCGCGCCGTAGGCGATGCAAGGGGCGACGACTGTGGCAGCGCGAATCCGCTGCCGCCGAGTTGGCGTCCCCGGTCTGCGAACATCGGACCACGCATGACGATGACATCGATCGCCGAGCGCATGGAGCATTCGGCCCGGCAGCCTTGCGATATCGACTGGACCAGCGTCGAATCGATAAAAAAGCGTCGAACATCGAGCGCATAAAAACCTAATGAATAGAGGCCGGAAGTTCGCATTTGCGACCATAACGTCTGAACTATTCGAATACTGTCGCGCTTTGAATGTGGGCGTGCGCACGCACAGCAAGGAATGGGGCACATACACTCCTTGTTGAGCCCACGTGGTGTTTTCTGACAGATAGGGAAGAGACATGAAAGTCGCGATCGTGCACGACTGGCTCGTTGCACCTGGCGGCGCGGAGAAGGTGCTCGAGCAGATCATCGAGTGCTTTCCCGATGCCGACCTGTTTAGCCTCGTCGACTTTCTCGAAGATCGCCAACTGCTCGCGAACAAGCCGGTCGCCACGTCGTTTATCCAGCGTCTGCCGTTTGCGCGCAGTCGCTATCGGATGTATCTGCCGTTGATGCCGCTCGCGGTCGAGCAGTTCGATCTGTCCGGCTACGACCTGATCATCACGAATTCCTCGTCGATCGCGAAGGGCGTGCTGGTCGGCCCGGACCAGACACACATCAGCTATGTGCATGCGCCGATGCGCTACGTGGGGGACCTGCAGCACCGGTACTTGCGCGAAGCGAATCTGCGGCGCGGGCCGAAGTCGTGGGCCGTGCGCACGATGCTTCATTATCTGCGCGGCTGGGATGCGGATGCGACGAATAGTGTCGATCATCTGATCGCGAATTCGCACTCCGTCGCACGCCGTGTGATGAAAGCTTATCGGCGCGATGCGGCAGTCATTCCGCCGCCGCTCGACGTCGACGAATTCGAACTGTGTGCGCAGAAGGAAGACTTTTATCTCGTCGCGTCGCGGATGGAACCGTGCGAGCGCATCGATCTGATCGTCGATGCGTTTAACGCGACGCCGGAGCGCAAGTTGATCGTGATCGGCGATGGCCCGTTGATGGCATCGATGCGCGCGATGGCCGCGGCGAACGTGACATTCATCGGCGCTCAGCCATTCGACATGCTCAAGGATTATTTGCAACGTGCGCGCGCATTCGTATTCGCCGCCGAGGAGGACTTCAGCATCGTGCTGCTCGAAGCGCAGGCCTGCGGCACACCGGTCATCGCGTTCGGCCGGGGTGGCGTGCTCGAAACCGTGGTGCCGGTTGGCGAGCGGCAGCCGACCGGTGTTTTTTTCGCGCGCCAGACGGCGGTCGCGATACTCGATGCGATCGACCGCTTCGAGCGCTTGCATCACTACATCACGCCCGCGGCCTGCCGCGCGAATGCCGAGCGTTTTTCGGCGACGGTATTCCGGCGCGCGTTCATGGCCGAGGTCACGCGCGCGATTTCGGTGGTGGATCTGCCCGAGCGTATCGCCGCGATGGGGCGGGGCGATCGCGAACTGACGACACAACAGCAGGATTGGCCCGCTGACGAGCCGCCGAAGCGCAATTGA